AATCCACATCAATGGCTCTGACACACCCAGATTTGTCTGGACGATGATCCGATTTAATGGTGGAATGACGAGCATCACCAATCCACCCATCACTGGCAGTGCGGCGATCTGGATACCAGGTATCAACCTGATCTCTTAACTGCACGCCAGCTGCGCATAACCATGGTTTCATTCGCCACGCTTCCTCAAGATTGTGCTAAGGCTTACTAGGTAGTTCTACTTCGTCTGCTTTACCACCTTGTTCAGGTAAATCTCTTAGTGCTTGACGATATGTAGCCCAAGCAACTTTATTAACTGGCGCATCTGGTAACTGTGTCCAATCAGTTTTCTTTAATTCTAAATCACGCCAAAATCTTATTTGTTCCCACTTTTGCTCATTAGTAGCATCTGGAAAATCAGGATTAAATGTAAAAGTCATATTTATGCCTTCTCATAAGTAATTGAAAATTCGATAAAATCAGTAGATGCCCAAGTAAACATACCGCCTAAAGTATCACTCCAACCGCCATAAGTTGCATCTGTTCTAACAGGTCTAATTAAAACATTTCCTGCGCTTGTATCAGCCCTTCCCATACAGGTAAATCTACCAGTACCAGTATCTGATATTAAAACTGAACAACTAGCAACAGAATTATTTGTAGATGGCAATCCAACAGATACTGAACCAGTAACAGATGAAGTCGATCCTAAAGTAAACTTATAGGATACAAATACAATGTTTCCAATTTCAGAAAACCTTGCAATTTGTGTTCCATTACCAACAGTTATGCCGACATTTGTTGGGGTGTAAGTTGTCCAAGTCGGTGATGCACCAACAGCTACCCAAGCAGTACCAGAGTATGTAAGCACTTCATTTGTATCTTTTAGATAACAGGCATTACCTTCTTGTGGTGATGTAACAGCTGCATCTCTAGCTGTGGCATCGGCAAACACCCAGATACCCTGCATTAAATAGCCATCTACATCGGCGGCAGTTAATACCTCGCCTGTAGTAAAATCCTTAAACCCTAAACCTGCTGCCATCTCTACTCCTTAGTAACTTAGGACATTATAGTCTAAAGTGCCATAAATGCTATTATTTAGGATAAATGCATCTATAACGGGCTCTAGTGTCGTGAACGTGGTTTTCCAACTATTCGGGGTTATTGCCATCCGTACCCCAAAAATCTGTAAGGTTTTTTCTAAAAGTGATCCACCAGGTTGGGTAGTCTTGACTGTAATAGGATCAAAGAAATCTAAATCTAAAGCTGCGATTATACCTGAGTTGTAATTATCGGTGTATAGATCCAAGACTATGGCATCCACTCGTATAGAAGTTTCTTGCCTACTAGCCACATAAGCTTGGGCATAATCTAGGGCTACTGCATCTGACTGCATTAACAGATTATCTAAAAAGTAACTGTGTAAAAAGTACTTATCTATACTGGCTTGGTTTAGGGCTACCTGTGGGCTTCCACCAGCTCTAGTGATAGTGGCTTTATTAAATACCAATACATCATTTAATATCCAGGTAGCATCAAAGTAATCTATGCCTGTGCCATTATCTGCAAAGACTGTAGGTGTGCCACCAATAGATCCAGCGGTTACGCCTCTATCTTGGAATACAAAGTTATTGTCTGCACTAACATAAATAGCGCCATACTCTGATTCTGTTGCAATTTGTAAAGCTTGTAATGCTGTGCGGTTAGTACCTGGGTCTGCCTGTAATGTAGTAAGACCTGGGTCAATATCTCGCTGTGATGCTGGCCAGTCAATTTCATCTAATATCTCATTTATACGAGTACCTGATAGATCGCCAGCAGTAGCACCAGTAACAGTGCTTATCTGTGCTAATTGGGCTAATCTAAAAGCATCTACAGCTTGAATAGTAGTCATGGCTAAATCTGCTTCTGATTCGTCTGGATAGGTTGTAACATAACTTGTAATAAAACCTGCAAATATAGGATAAGTAGTAGAACCATAGGTAGCAGTAATCTGCACCTTCTTCATAGGTGTTAATAAATTGTAATAAGGCCCTGATACGTTTTGTGGGTTAAAATCGCCATTTTGATCTACTATACGTAACGTAAGTGAGCCTGTTTGGAATTGATCGCTAAGAGCGGTACGGCCTCGATTAGTTTCAATTCTATTTACCTGATTAGATACATCTACGATTACAGCTGTAGAATCTGCTAATACATTTGTATCTAAAATACCTGTATCTAATATCATGGCTTGGGCAAAACTAGGGCCAGTGCTAAAGTTAATTACTGCATTTATTACAGGTACTGTCATTAGAACCCTTGTCCAGCAGGTACTGTGCTGTATCCATTTCTAGTGGCTACTTGGATACTTTCTGCAATAGCCTGGCTTAACTTATCGCCAGCCCCTGCTACATCGACAGTTACTCTCATTTCTTGTGCTGATCCACCACGGCTAATACCTGGTGTAAATCCTAATGCTAGGCCTAATGCTCTGGCTTCATTACTGTAGCCAAACTCTGGATTATTGATGGCTACATCTGCAAGGTTACCCATACGGCCACCACCACCAGTACCAGTAATAGTTCCCCCTGGGCCAATTTGACTTGGGCTAACTCCAAAAGATAATAATAAGTTTTTAGCAGCTTCACTTAGTGCATAAAACTGAGTAGTTAATTCTTCTGTGGCTTTCTTGCCTTCCATCTCAGCCAATAACTTCTTTGCTAATGCTTCGTTATTATCTAATATGGCTAACTGGGCTTTTAGACGTAATTTAGTTTCACCATCTGTGGCTTCGTTAAGTGCCTTAGTTAAGCCAATACGTTCAATATCAAACTTGTCTTTAAGCTGATCTATAGCAGTCTTAGCCTTTAATGTGGTTACTTCTTGCTTTTTTAACTTTAATAAATCCTGAGATGCTTTAATTTCTTGTCTTCTTTGTGCAGCTAAAATACGACCTTGTGCTGGAGTTTCTCTGGCAGGTGCAGTAGGGAATCTACCCTTACTGTTTTCCTGAGCCAACTTATTAAGCATGTTAAATATGTTTGTACCAAATACAATATCACCTAAAGTCTTAGCGCCAGGTATAGATTTGATCTCGCCAATTAATACGCCTAAACCTTCAATAGTCTTACCTGTTGACTTGCCTAGATTTTCCATTTTTCTAGTAACTTCATCAATACTATTATCTTTACCTATTGCTTGTAATGCTAGTAATAAACCTTCACCAATTTCTTCTTTAGCATTTTCCGATGCAACTCTTAGTAAGTCCATCTGTCCAGCGTAAGTACTTAATCTAGCTTGCGCTTGGCCTGCAAATTTCTTATTAAGTTCGGCCATGATTGCATCCATGTCGCCAGCCTTTAATAAGGCTTTATCTAAGCCAGCACCTAACCTACTAAGGCCTGTAGTGTTGCCTGCATACGCCCGAGATAGCGCTGTTGTCACCTGGCTTAATGATCTGCCTGTAGCGGCCGATACATTCATGGCGGTATTTAACGCATCTTGGCTTGTAGTAATAGATCCTGTTATTGTTAGTAATTGCTGAAATGCTGGGCGTAATTCATCATCTAATACGCCTGTGGCTTTTTGTAAATTTGCTATGTATAACTCTACGGCTGGTGAACTAAATTGAAAACCAGTATTCTTTAATTGTTGTTCTAAAGACTTGGCGGCCTTCTCATCGGCCATAAACGCTTTTACTGCTTCTTTACCAAATCTAATTATTGATCTAGCTGAAAATGCTGCGGCCAGTGTGCCGCCTAATTTTTTGATTTGCTTGTCAAACACACCTACATCTTGCTTAGCCTTTTTAAGAGCTTTGCCGTTCCAAGTTGCCGAGGCTGCTACAAATATATTGGCCACTATGCCACCTTTTTAATTTCAGTTTTGCGTGTAAATTCCACAGCTGTTTTATCTATGGCTTTTAATATAGCTTCATATACTTTTATATTATCTTGTGCCCAAGCCTTGTAGATTAAACGGCCTTGCATCTTTCGACCTGTTGCCCCACGTGCGCCTGGCACTCGCTTAGGCTTTGTTACTGGCTCTAAAGCACCTATAAATTGCTGGCTAGCAAATGGATTATTTGAATCATAAAAATCTAGTGCTTGACTCTTAGCAGACTTTCTAACATAAGTGCCGCTACCTTCGTGCTTAAATGTAAATGGCGCTCTACCTTGTGGGTTTAATCTACCTGCGGTTTCGTAGATAGATCCAGTCCTACTTACATTGTAAACGTATTGGCTTACTTGCCAGCCATTTTTGGTAGCAACATTCTGTCCAGGATTATATCCAATACTAGCTTTAATTACGCTGCTAT